GGAAAACAGGAGTGTAACGGAGTATATACCAGTTCAATCCTGGTTAAATACTCTTTCATACTCATCTCATGATGATACTTATCTTCATCGTGGTTTTATGTATAGAGTTGAAGGTGTTCCCTCCTCTTGCATGTCCCCACTATGGGTTAATGATAATCGTTTTCCTGGTAAAGTTGTTATTTGTGGTCTACATACTGCTGGCAACAGACCGAAAGACACACATATTGGTGGGTCTACTATCTTATGTCAAGAATTATTAACAGAAATGTTAGAAATTCATGGCATACCAGAAAGTGGTCTCATTATACCAGTAGATGATGTATTAGAGTCAAATTGTGCTATACCTGACAAATTTCCAATAGTCGGCAAGATTCCACCATTGAGTCAAGCAGAATTCTCTCGTTACAAGAAAACACCATTTTTTGAATTCATGGGGGAAGGAACTAATAAGAAATTGCCTTCAGTTTTACAAGAACATAGCGTCATTTATGATGGTATGGAAACTGATTACGATCCGCTCAAATTAGCTCTTGGTAAGTATAATTTCAGTAATGAAGCTATAAATCCCGAATTATTAAGCATGGCTTATGCTATGTATTTGATAAGATGGGATGGTGCCAAGGGAGAATCTGATACAGTTCCTTCTGTTTATACTCCTGAAAATGCAATACATGGTTGGGATTTAGTAGGGCCTGATAAGAGAGACTCCTCACAAGGAGTTACTCTTATGTTACGAGGTGTTACTAAGGAAATGATGTATGGTACCGACGGATTACGAGATTTAGATACTGAACTTATGAAATCATTGATTTCAGAAGTTCATTTATTTGAAAATTCTATGAAGGAAGGTATTGTGCCTCAGTTTCTTAACAAGGGATTTTTGAAGTCTGAATTATTGAAGACAGAGAAGGTTCTTATTGGGAAAGCGAGATATATATCAGGTGCCGACTGGTTTCAGTTGATAATTGAGAAAATGTATTTCGGCGATTTGCAATCAACAGCGATTCGACATAATGTAGAGAACGGTATGGCTATGGGAATCAACCCCTATGGTCATGACTGGGATGCAGTCGGTAAAATGTTCCTAATACATAAAAATTGCTTTGATGGTGACTTTTCAACTTTTGATGGTCACCTAAAAGCATGGTTATTTTATATGTTCGGACTATTTTGTCGACATCATTATTACAATGCACCTGAATCTGAACATCGCGTAAGGGATGTTCTACTTTGGAGAATTTGTAATAGTCTACACTGTGTTTCCACTCCGGAAGGATGGGTTATTATCATGTGGGCAGACTCATTAACATCGGGCTGCTTTATAACTCAACTTTTCGGATCTTTTTGTGATCAGATTCTCACTAGATATAATTATCTTATGTCTTGGTGTGAAGGTATTATTGGTGTCGATCATTTGACCTATGATACTACTGTTCATGACAAACCTAAATTGCATGATTTAGAATCCAATTTGTATGTTCTTACTTTAAGTGATGACCATATAGCTGGTGTGCGTGAACATCTATTCCCTTGGGGAGCGATGTCAACGCAACGAAATTATTGCAAAATAGGTTTTCCTTATACGGCTGCTGATAAAGGGGAGGCTATAGTTACAGAGTATAAGACTATCTATGAAATGATGTTTCTAAGAAGGTTTTTTCTCTGGTCTGAGGAAGACAATAGGTTTTTAGCACCATTAGAGGATGACTCCATTTTACATTCCCTCTACTGGTCGGAAAAAGGCATGAAGTACTTTCATCAGGTAGTAGATACAGCACTATCTGAAAAGGCCATTAAGGGCCCAAAGGAACATGCCTATTTCAAGCAAAAGCTCATGGAGAGAGCGCAAAAAGTAGGTGTACCTATTCGTAGCCCGTATTTAGACTACGATGTGGCAAGAGCATTCGTCCTTAACACGACGTATGCTCCGTGGGGTGAGTTACTTTTGTAACTCACCAAAAGTCCAATTTTGAAATTTTTGTAAATATATAACTTTTGTCTTCTGTGTGTAACCTGATAACATGTTAGTGTATACTCCCAAGTATACGCCCTATTCTATATTACGTATAACCGTGTGGTAACGGCGTGCGGCTCAGGTAGGGTAGCTTATTAGGACGATGGACAGTTGTGAATTCTGAAAGGAGTAAGGCCGCATCTCTCGCGGGCCTTACATTGGTGTTATTTATGGCATTCAGAAGTTATATATGGAGAAAATCTAGGAATGAAGACTATAAACTGTTACATTTTTGAGCACGATGATAGTGCGCTAACAATTTTAACAATGAAAAAGTTTTTGAATTTAGAGGAAAAGAATATTTTTGAGAGAGGGGTTTACCAAACCCAAAATGGAGCTGTTCAATTAGTTCCAAATATGGATGCTCCAGTTACAACGGAGGAAATCCAGACGACAATGATTGTGTCGGAAGGTACTGACGAAACCTTAAGTAAAACCGTCAAAGGAAAGAAGTATACAGAGATACCATCAGCATTAAATGACTTCTTCCGTATTCCACGTTATGATAGTGATGTTTTGTGGACCTCCACCACGGGTGGTGGAGCACAGCCAGCTGGTACGCAGTTATATACAAATACTGCTGCTTCATTTTTGGCTGCTAACGCAGATCTAACTAACAAGTTATATGGAAGAAATCTTATGAGAGCAAAATTTGGTATTAAGGTTATGTTGAACTCAAATCCGTTTCAACAAGGCAGACTTATAGTCTGTTGGGCACCATGTAATAGTACTAAGATGATCGCAAATCGCGTTTTGAATCTTGCTACTATTACACAGTTGCCCCATGTTGAAATGGGTACTTCTGATACTGAGGTGTGTTTGGAGATGCCCTACATTGCGCCGACTAGATATTATGATATTTTCGCTGATCAATTTGATTGGGGAGATTTTTTCATATTTGTCCTGTCACCGCTTAAAGTAGGTGCAGCTGCAACTATCCTTGATGCAGAATTATCTGTATTTTTGTACTTCGATGACCTTGAACTTGCTGCTCCATTAGTGCCTAACGCTAGGATGGGAAAAGCTATTCAGGAGAGGGAAGCTCATGCCATTTCTACAATGGGAACAGTTTCTGGTGGACTCCGTACGGTGTCAACTATTGCTGGTGCTCTTAGCAACATTCCTGCTCTCGCTGCTTATTGTGCACCTACTATGTGGGCTTGTGATAAGCTTGCAGGTATTGCTTCACAATTTGGTTATTCTAAACCAATGAATGAATCAGCGCCTGCTCCTGTGGTTAGACAATTCTTCCGTGCTGCTGCTACTGCCGATGGTGATGATCCGTCTCAACCTCTTGGTCTACTATCTAACAATAGATTAAGGGGTATTGAGGATACTACTATCAATCCAGTTGATGAGATGTCTTTCGAGTTTCTTAAGAAAGTAGAGTGTTTTAATTCTAGTGTTAATTGGACTACAAGTTCCACTGGAACTTTGTATACAAAGAACATTACTCCTAAGACACTGTACAGTGTAGGGACTTATCCATCTGCTTCCTTGACTTGTACTTATCATACTGGTCCACCTATCTGGTATTTAGCTGGTGGGTTTCAGTTGTGGAGAGGTTCAGTAAAGGTGAGAATCAAGATTGTTAAAAACCAATTTCAAACTGGTCGTTTAGTGTTCTTGTGGCAACCTGGTCCAAATACCTATTCAGTCCCATCTCTCACTAATCAAACTTATTGTCTAAGAGAAATCATAGACATTAGGTTTGAGGATGAACTTGAGATGGAACTGCCTTGGTTGTGTGCTCCTGATTATCTACCAATGAGTGAAACATCAGGGACTTTCTCAATTTCAGTTTTAAATGAGTTGAGAGCTCCTGATACGGTACCGTTGAATGTAGATATTTTACTGTTCTTCTCTGGTGGTAGAGATTTTGAATTAGCAGTTCCTGTTGTTGGTAGTGGTTCCAATTATGTTCCTTTATTAGTTGGAAATGCTAATTTATCTGGTGGTGTCATTGCTGATACTGGTTCTAATGATCTTGGTTTATTGCCAGCTGAAGAGTGTATTGGTGAAGCTTTTACGTCAGTCAAGCAGTTAACTAATAGGTTATCTAGAATTGCAGTTCCAACGGATATTGCTTCTGGTAATCTTTGGATTAATCCTTGGTTTACTAGTGGTATCACTAC